TCAGATTATCGCGTCATATGAGGAGGCGATGAGACACGATTTTAGGATTTATAGTCAACGACTATATAATGAAATGGATACTTTCATCTATATCAATGGAAGACCTGACCACCAAAAAGGACGACACGACGATTTACTTATGTCAGTGGCTATGGCAACATACGTGGGGGAAACTTCATTCAGTAAATTAACTAAAGTAACTGAACAAGCAAAAGCAATGATTGAGTCTTGGTCAGTAAACGATAATAAATCAGTTAGAGATAACATATCATTCAACCCTGTATTACCAAATATGACGGGTAGAATGAATACTAATGATTCAGTATCATCGCAAGATTACCAAACATATGGTTGGTTATTTGGTACAGGTCGACGATAATGAAATTATGAAGTATTTAATTAATGATAAATAGCATTAAATTACCTATATGGAAAACAATAATCAAAATTTGACAGTTTGGCAACGATTGTCCCAATCATTTGGACCTAATTCGTTGTTAAACCAAGATTACCCAACATATAAGTTCGACAAAAAAGAATTGTTAAAAACAACTTCTAAAGACGATTATGAAAGGGAAAAGTTACAAGCACAACAAACCTTTTATTTAGGTAATCAATGGGCAAAAATTGAAACAAATTTATACTCACAAGCAATCTATTATGAACCAACACGTTTGGCCTCATTCTACGATTACGAATCTATGGAATATACACCTGAAATTTCTGCGGCGTTAGACATTTATGGAGAAGAAGCAACAACAGTTGACCAAAATGGTTTTATGTTACAAATCTATTCTGAATCAAAACGTATTAAATCAATTTTAACGGACCTATTCAACAATATTTTAGATATTAATACCAACTTACCAATGTGGGTGAGAAACACCTGTAAATACGGGGATAACTTCGTTTACTTGAAGCTAGACGCTGAGAAAGGAATTGTTGGTTGTATGCAATTACCAAATATTGAAATTGAACGTTTGGAACGTGGTATGGCCGCAAGAACTCAGAATGTTGAAGAGCCGGCTGACAGTAAAGGTTTGAGATTCAAATGGAAAGTTAAGGATATGGAGTTTAACTCTTGGGAAATCGCTCACTTCCGTTTATTAGGTGATGATAGAAAACTTCCATATGGTACATCAATGTTAGAGAAGGCAAGACGTATTTGGAAACAATTATTATTATCTGAAGACGCGATGTTAATCTATAGAACCTCAAGAGCTCCTGAAAGACGTGTATTTAAAATATTCGTTGGTAATATGGACGATAAGGATGTTGAACCATATGTACAACGTGTTGCTAACAAATTTAAACGTGACCAAGTAGTTGATGGTAAAACAGGTAACGTTGATATGAGATTCAATCAAATGGCGGTTGACCAAGATTACTTTATACCTGTTCGTGACCCGGCAGCACCAAGTCCAATTGACACATTGCCGGGAGCTCAGAACTTAGGGGAGATAGCGGATATCGAATATATTCAAAAGAAGTTATTAACCGCATTACGTGTTCCTAAAGCATTCTTAGGTTTCGAAGAACCTGTTGGTGAAGGTAAGAATTTATCATTAATGGATATTCGTTTTGCAAGAACGATTAATAGAATCCAAAAATGTATGATAGCTGAAATGAATAAAATCGCAATCATTCATTTATTTTTGTTAGGGTTCGAAGATGAGTTATCAAATTTCACATTAGGTTTAGCAAATCCATCGACACAGGCCGACTTATTAAAAATTGAAGCTTGGAAAGAAAAAATAACATTATACAAAGACGCAGTTGCAGGAATTGAAGGTATCGCACCTGTATCGGTTTCTTGGGCCAAAAAACATATCCTTGGTTTCTCTGATGACGAAATTAAATTAGACTTACAACAACAACGTGTTGAGAAAGCAGTTGGTGCCGAGTTAACTAACACCGCGACGATAATTACCCATACAGGTATCTTTGATAACATTGATAAATTATATGGTACTAAAACTACTTCAGGAGTCACTCAAACCGCAGCCGCAGGTGCAACACCACCGCCACCACCGGGTGGAGGAGGAGGAATGCCTGATTTAGGTGGAGGTGAACCAATGGCTCCACCACCCACAGGTCCTGAACCAGGAGGTGATGCGGGTGTAACACCTGAATCGTTTGAGAGACGAGATAATTTAAAAATCTTAGTAGAAAATGAGGATTTATTAAATGAGGAATCGTTTATTGATTTATCTAAAGCAAGAAATTCTTTAGGTGATATTGAGAATCAATTGAACAAACTTCTAAGAGATTGATATTTATAATAAAAACGAAAAAATGAAATTTGGAATATTAAAATCAAAAATAGAAAACGTTTTAGTAGAGTCTTATAAAAACGGAACTTTTAAAGAGGAATTAAAAAACTTCGATAAATATGTTTTAAAGAACAAAAACGTTAGTAAATTATTTTATTTATATGATGATTTATCATCTAATAAAGGACTAAGTGAATCCATTGTTGACGATTACATTAACGAATCAATTAAATTATTTGAAAACACTACTAATAAAATTGACCCGTCTGAATTAAAAAAATTATCAGTGTGGGTTAAAAATAGTAAGACAGATAATAAATACGAAACAATTGATTCATTATTCAGTACAGGTGTGTTAACTATTGAGAATAGAATTAAAAGTAAAAAACTAATTTCTGAATCATTATCAAAATTTCCGGTAAAAGAGAAAGAAGTTGTAAATGTATCTTTTAGTTCTATGATTTCTATGGCAAACAAAACAATCTCAAAACATCTTGATGGGTTAAACGAATCAGAAAAAAGAGAATTTAATCAATTATTATCAGTTAACGATACCGAGTTAGAACCAAAGTATTCTACCATTAAAGAAAATGTGGTTGAGAGATTGAATACAATGTATAATCAAAATCACGACCGTTCAACTAGAAAAACAATCAATGAAACTATTGATAAACTTTCAATTGAGAAATACGATAAATTAAATTATTACAAACTTAAAAGTTTATACGAAAATCTTTAATCTTTGTCAGATTTATACATCTTTTGAACGTACTTAGCTTTGTTAAGTACGTTTCTTTTTTTAACAGAAGTCTTAATAAACTCTTTTCTATTCATCAATTCGGACATTTGTCTGGTCTTGATAATCTTACTTTTATATTGTTTTAATGCTTTCTCAATGTTTTTATCTTTACCGACCTTTACTATTATCATATTAAAAAATTGTTAAATTATGAGTTTTTTGACTCTTATTGTAAATATACTTACATTTTATAAAAATAAACGTTATACAATATGAAAAATAATGAAAAAAGGGAAAACCTCAAAAATCCAAGGGTTTAAAGCCGCAAAAGTCTTATACGGAACGGTTGATTCATTGAATTTAAAGTCACTATACTTAAACATCCAAACTTGGGTTGAACCTAAAAAAGACGTTGATAATTGGTCACGAGTAGTACTTAACTTAAGCAGAGCCATTAAACATTCAGTTTATGAAAAAACTAAAAATACAATATTTGACGATAAATTTATTGTTGATTTAGATTTAAGGTCAAGTGGGTTAAATCTAAATAAAAAATCGTTTATGAATCTCGAAATTAATTTTTATATAAACGACACCTCTTTAAATTTTAAAGATGGAATGGTTAAAGATACTCTAAAAGATATTACTTCACAAATATTTTTAGACAATTTTAAAATAAACCCCTATTTTAAATTTTACCTATCTAAAAATATTAAAACACTCAAAGAAACGATACAAACCGAAGATGTTTAATATTTATCATTAAAACATCAAGATGAGTTTAAAAATTTTAAACCCTAATGAAACAGGTAGGGGGATATTAATAGAGTACGACGCGGGGTTCATTTCCCCAAAAACTGAGAATAATTCATACATAATGGAATCTAGAACTAACTTAGACCATTCTAAACCATTTGAATTCTACGCAGTTTTACAAAAATATAATACACCAAATAGAAATGGTCGAGTTTACCCTGAACGTATTTTAAAACGTGAAGCGGATAACTACAAAGTAATGATTGATAAAGGGGTGTCACTTTCAGAGTTAAACCACCCTGAATCTTCTTTAATTGATTTGGACCGTGTTTCTCATATGATTACTGAAGTATGGTGGGAAGGTAATGTATTAATGGGTAAATTAAAATTACTAACAAGTCCTGGTTTCCACGAAAGAGGTATTGTATCAACTAAAGGGGATATGGCAGCTAACTATCTAAGACAAGGCGTTACTTTAGGTATATCATCAAGAGGGGTTGGTTCACTTAAAAAAGTTGGAGAACAAAATGAAGTACAAGACGATTTCGAATTAATTTGTTTTGACTTAGTTTCGTCACCTTCAACACCGGGGGCTTATTTATTCTTAGACCCTAATGATAGAACAAAATTTGATGAAAACATTGAAGAAGAAAATCAATCAAGAAAAGAAAAAGAATTAAATGGTAATAACAAATCACTTTACTTAATGAAAAAATTGAACGATTATTTAGGAAACAAATAAAAATAAATAATTTATGGAACAAGGAGAAAAGTATTTTGTAGCAAAAATTTGCTCTGATTTGTTAGACGCAGAATCAGGAAAAGTAAAAAAAGTAAGAGAAGAAAAATTAGTTAAGGCTTACAACCCTACTGATGTTGAGGCTAAAGTAACTAAGGTATATGAGAATTATACTATGGATTGGAGGATAACAGGTATCGTTGAAAGTAAAATAGATGAGGTTATTGAGGATTAATTTTAAAATTCAATAGAATGAAAGGAGGGATAATATCTCTCCTTTTTTTTGTGCTTATATTTTTTTTAGTTAAAAATAAAACAAGATATTAAAAATATTTGACACAGTAAATCTTAAAATTAAGTTTTTTTTAAAAATGGTAATATTTATTAAGAAATAAAACAAACATTTTTAAATGGCAAAAGAAAACTCTTTAGTAGAAGACGCATTTATTCAAATGAAAAATTTGGAAGAAGCCGTCGCAGAAAACGCAAAAGGAATACTAGCTTCAACAATGAAAGCAGAAATCAAAGAATTAGTAAAAGAGTCTCTATTCGAACAAGAAGATGAGATTGATGACACAGAGGTTGATATGGATGCAGAAGATGACGTAGATGTTACGGATTTAGACGCAGAAATGGATACTGATAATCTTGACATTGATTCTCAAGGAGAAGAGGACTTTGATATGGAAATGGACGATGAAGAACCGATTGATTTAACTGGCGATGATGTTAGTGATGAAGAAGTTTTAAGAGTTTTCCAATTAATGGGTCCTGAAGACGAGGTAATCGTTAAAAAAGATAACGAGGGGAATATCAATTTAAAAGATAACACAACAAACAAAGAATATATGATAGTACAAGAATCAGATATGGACGAGTTTAATGAAATGGATGAATTCCAATTTGACGAAAATGATGAATTGGATATGTCAGGTATTGGTATTGAAGATTCAGGATATGGTTCTGAATTTGACGAATCTGACGAATTGAATTTAGATGGTTTTGAACTTGAAGAAGATGATGATATTGAATTTGATGAAGATGATGAATCTATCGAATCTATAGTTGAAAGATTGTTCAATGAAGAATATGATGAAGACGGATTTCAAGACGTAAATGATTTAGATGAAGACCACGATTTTTACAATGAAGAGGAGGACATTGAGTACGAAATTGAAATGGATGAAGAAATGGGTGACGAATTTGAAGAACCCGTAATGGAATCTAAAAAAACTATCAGACCTAAAGGTGTTGGTATGGGTAAACCAAAATTCAATTACGACTCTAAACCAAATCAAGGTAAAGGTTTCGCAACAAAAAGAAAACAAGGTCCTAAGTCAGTTGGTACGGGTAGTGCGAAAAAAGGTTTCTCTTATAAAGATGGTGAAAATTTAGATGGTGAATTTAAAATTAACCCTAAAAAAGTAGAAGCGAAAGAAGCATCAAGAACTAAGGCTAACGGGTCTAATTTCAGAAGTGGTGGTTTACCAAAACCAAGAGCTCATTCATCTTTTAATACAGCTATCAAAGAAAATCAAAATAGACAAGAATTACAAATTCTTAGAGAAAAAAATGAAGAATACAGAAAAGCTCTTAACGTATTTAGAAATAAACTTAATGAAGTTGCGGTATTCAACTCAAACTTAGCTTATGCTACTCGTTTGTTTACTGAACATACAACAACTAAACAAGAGAAAATTAATATTTTAAGACGTTTTGATTCTGTTGAAACAATTAAAGAATCTAAGAACTTATTCCAATTTCTTAAAGAAGAATTATCAGGTAATAATTCAAAACCAATCAATGAATCAATCGAAAGAACAATTGACAAATCACCTGTAACAGGGTCAGCAATTAACTTGATTGAATCAAAAACGTATGAAAATCCACAATTCCTTAGAATGAAAGATTTGATGACGAAAATAAAATAAAAATAAACTAAAAACAAATAAAAACAAAAACTAAAAATGGGAGCATTATTAGAATCAGGTCTTGTAGGTAACATCGGGTTAAAACACCTTAAAGTTATCAAAGAAGATACAATCAACAAATGGGACAAATTAGGTTTCTTAGAAGACTTAACAGGTCACTTAAAAGAAAACGTAGCTCAATTATATGAGAATCAAGCGTCTTTCTTAATTAACGAGGCAACTTCAGAAGGTTCAAACGGAGCGTTTGAAACTGTAGTTTTCCCTATCGTTAGACGTGTATTCTCTAAATTATTAGCGAATGACATCGTTTCAGTACAAGCAATGAACTTACCAATCGGTAAATTGTTCTACTTCGTACCTAAAATTCAAGGTTACGATGGTGGTAATCACTTTAAACCATTTGGAGCTCCAGACGGACCTGCGGAAGTAGGTGCAGGATATGGTGATGGTTCTACTTATGGTAACAAAAATCTTTATGATTTATTTTATGAAGGTGCTGAACCAGGATTGGACCCAGCAGGATTATTTGATTACTCAAAAGGTTCTTTTGCGGTAATCACTGCGGACACTAGAGTTCAAGTATGGTCAGGTTCTGAATTAGTTGACCAAGTTGAAGAATTAGACGGAGCGACTGTAAGAAAAGTAATTATCAAAATGTCAGGTTTCGCAGAAACAGGTGCAGGTAAATTAATCGGTCCTGATGGAAATGAAATGGATACTGAATCTTTCTTAACTGATTTAATTATCACTAAAGGAGCTGGTTTATCTATCTCTGCAGAATCAGCTTGTACAGTAGTTGCAAACACACCATTATTATTTAGAGTTGTTACACAACAATATGGTAAAGGTATCGTTCAATACGGTAATTCAGTTAAAACTAACTTCTCATCTACAGGAAATGGTGGTTCATTCAGAAATATCTGTGACGCTAACGGTTTCATCTATTTAGAAGTTGATTTATCTTGTCCAGCTTGTGTTGGTTGTGGTGCTGATACATTAGATGGTTACACAGGAACGACTATTACATCTGCAGATACTGAAACTTCTTTCGTTGCAGTATTTAAACGTTACGAAGAATTAGAATTTGAAGACAGAATTGGTGAAGTATCTTTTGACTTAGAGTCAGTTACAGTATCAGTTACTGAAAGAAAATTAAGAGCACAATGGTCTCCTGAGTTAGCTCAAGACGTTGCTGCTTTCCATAACATCGACGCTGAGGCTGAGTTAACGGCATTATTGTCAGAACAAGTTGCTGCTGAGATTGACCGTGAGATTTTACGTGATTTACGTAAAGGAGCGGCTTGGAACCTACGTTGGGATTACAACGGATGGAGAAGAATCCAACAAACAACATCTTATACTCAAAAAGATTGGAATCAAACGTTGATTACGGCTATTAACCAATTATCAGCTCAAATTCACAAATCTACATTGAGAGGTGGAGCTAACTGGATTGTTGTTTCTTCTGAAGTTTCAGCTATCTTTGACGATTTAGAATACTTCCACGTATCTAACGCGTCTCCTGAGCAAGACCAATACAATATGGGTATCGAAAGAGTTGGTACATTAGCAGGTCGTTACCAAGTATACCGTGACCCTTACTTCCCTTCAAACACAGTATTGATTGGACACAAAGGAACGTCATTGTTAGATACAGGTTACATCTACGCACCATACGTACCGTTACAATTAACACCTACAATGTATAACCCATTCAACTTCACACCTATAAAAGGTATTATGACACGTTACGCTAAGAAAATGGTTAATAACAGATTCTATGCACGTATCACAGTTGATGGTGTTCGTACATTCGACTTGAAAGAATTGAGATAATCAACAATTTCATAATATTAAAGGGACTTCACGGTCCCTTTTTTTATTTAAAGGATATTTATAATAAAACAAATTTAATATGAGAAACTTATTTGAAGTTGATAGTAATGAAATGAGAAGAATATTATCATTACACAAAGAATCAACAAAACAACAATATCTGAATTTAATTTCAGAAACTAGGTCTCAGACACAAGCCGAAATTGATGCTGAATACGCATCTAAAAATGCGGTTACACCACCCACAACGACAAAACAATTTAATGGGTTGAATTATACTTTACAAAATGACCAAACATTTATTGGTGCAGTTGGTGGTAAAAAAATAACAGTTCCTGCACAAACAATAGTAACTGTTGACCAAACTAATAAAAAATTAAATATTGGTAAGTATTTTAAGTTTGGATGTCAACCAATCACGGTTAGTCAAACACCATTTTATTATACAAGTTATGATGGTAAAATAAATTACGGGAATCAAGGTAGTGCATTAACTAATATTTTACGTAAAAGATATTGTAAAGGAACTGAAT